GCAACATTGCCGGTGTCGCTTGGGAAAAGCTCTGCATATTTTATTTCGAATTCATCCCACGGGATACAGTCAGCCATGAGGCTTCTGGAGATTATGAGGAAATCATGGCTGGAACTCCCTCCGTTGATGAAAATCTCATTGCGTCCATCATCAAACGGTATGGGAAGCACTGGCTGCAGAAGATCCGTTCCTTCCGTATCGGATTATCCTTCCCGCCCCGTCTCGTAAAGCAGTGTTTTTCTTTTTTCGGGAACCAGTTCATGCAGATAAGGCAGACTCCAAACATCCTGTTTCTAACACCCACATAGCCTTACAGGAAACCTCTCCTGATTCCTTCTATACTAAAGAAAACTAAGTTTTCTTAGAAAAAACGAAAGGGAGGACTTCAAATGAAACAGGAATTAGCACAGGATATCGCTTTGATGCGGTATTCCATGATCTCACCGCTGATTGTCGGCCTCCCGGATGAGTACAGATCCAAGGAAGCTTACTTTCGTGCGGCTTCTGCACGTGGTGCGCTCCATCCAAACGGATCCTTCATCCATCCGGCGCCGACATCCATCAAACGCTGGTACCAGCACTACCAAAAGAATGGCTTTGACGGGCTGCTCCCTTCCAGCCGCAGCGATGAAGGCACTTCCCGAAAGATTCATCCGGATCTTGAGGAACAGATCCGGTATCTGAAAACGAACTATCCCCGTATGTCTGCGGCAGCCATCTTCCGTCAGCTATGCGACAACGGTTCTGTCAACCGCAATGAATTATCAGAATCCACAGTGAACCGTTTTCTTAACAGCCTTGCCCGGAAAGAAAGGACAACGGACAACCAAGACATGAGACGTTATGAACGTGCCCATGTCAACGAGGTCTGGTGTGGGGACAGCAGCGTCGGCCCTTACCTGAAAACAGAAGATGGCAGAAAGCATAAGGTTTATGTGATTGCACTTATTGACGATGCCAGCCGCTACATCGTTGGCATTGATGCCTTTTTCAATGATAACTTTGCAAACCTTATGTCTGTCATGAAATCTGCTGTTGCAAAGTTTGGCGTTCCGAAGTTATTCAACTTTGATAATGGCAGTTCCTACAAAAACAGACAGATGGACCTGCTTGCTGCCCGTATCGGGTCCACAGTCCATTATGACCGGCCGTATACTCCAACCCAGAAAGCCAAGGTGGAGCGTTGGTTCCGTACCATGAAAGACCAGTGGATGGCAGGCCTCGACATGCGGGATTTCCATACGCTTAATGAACTTCGCACAAGCCTGTACGCGTATGTCAATCAGTATAACCAGAGGATCCACTCTTCCCTGAACGGAAAGAGCCCGCAGGAACGTTACTTTAGCGAACCGGACTGCTTCCACCGCTTACCCGAAGATAAGATTGGCCTGTTATTCTTACTGGAGTTAGAGCGCCGCGTTTCCATTGACTGTGTGGTTACCATTGACCACATCGAGTATGAGGTCGATTACCGTTTTGCAAAACAGAGGATCAGACTCCGTTATTCTCCTGATATGGAATCCATCTACGTTGTAGAAGCAGATGGTACGCTTACACCCATCCGTCTTCTTAATAAGATCGAAAATGCAGATATCAAACGTGAAAAGCCGCGTCTTTATGGAGGTGATGACTAATGGATTATACGATCCGCTATGGTTTGGAATTCAACCCGTTTTTAAAGAACTCCAAAGAAATCTTTATATCAACGGATGAATCAAAAGAAGTTTTGTTCCGCCTGAACTATCTTGCAAAAACAAAGGGCTTCGGCCTGCTCACCGGCAGCCCCGGCCGTGGAAAAACAACTGCGGTCAGATACTGGGCACAAACCTTAAATCCCTCACAATACAAAGTGGTCTATACCTGTTTTTCCACTTTTAGTCCCAATGATTTTTATCGAAATCTTGCCACGGAACTTGGTGCACAGGCCCACTACCGGAAACCGGATAACTTCCGGGTAATTCAGGAAGAACTCACAAGACTCTCTGTTGAGAAAAGGAAAACCCCGGTAATCATTATTGATGAAGCAAACTATATCAGTTCTGCCATTCTGAATGATTTTAAGCTGTTGTTTAACTTTGAGATGGATTCCAGAGACCGTGCTGTTGTTCTCCTGTCAGGACTTCCATTGCTTAATGCCACACTTCGCCTGAGTATACATGAGCCGTTCCGTCAGAGGATCATCATGAATTATGAGATTCCTGCATTTACAAAAGAAGAAGGCAGATCTTATATCCTCGAAAAGCTTCAGGGAGCAGGTGCTGCAAGAACCATTTTTGAAGATGCAGCACTCGAAGCCATCCTGAATGCATCCGATGGAACGCCGCGCGTCATTAACAATCTATGCAACAGCTGCCTGTTGATTGGTGACTCTAAAAAGAGTGACATGATCACAGCAGAGACCGTCATGCAGGCAATCAACAATAATGAGATTTAGCAGTAAAAGCAGGGCAGCCTGCTTTTATTGTATTTCCCTGGATCTCTTAATCTGCATCATTTTTTATGTCGATCAGATAACTTGCAGATGTTGGGGCAGACAATCTGCGGAGGCATGGCATGCAAAGTCTAAATCAGACGCAACTAATCTGCATGGAGCTGGTGCATCTAATTTGCAGGACAACAATATCCAGACACTTGATTTTTCGATTTGCTTCACTGACTTCAAAAATCCCCATCGGCACTTCTTCCCATGAACCATCATCCAGTTCCAGATGATAGAACAGTTCCAATTTGGCATCTTCCAGTGTGTACCTGTCCACATCCAGAAACAGAGTTATTCCCATTTCCGAAGCATACACCGTTCCAAGCTCCATTTCGTTGGAATCACAGCACTGGGCAGAAATATATCCGCTTCCTTTTACAATCTCTTTCTCGGAAAATTCATGTACCACTCCTGTTTTCGTGGCAATTCTTCCAGTCCAATAATATCTCCTTGTGTTCTCCTGTACCGCTGACAGGAACGCTTCACTTACTGGGTACATTCAAACACCGCCTTCCTAAAATTCTTTCAAGGTAAAGGACACCGTCCATAATCCCCTATAGGATGTATCCTTTTCCAATTTCGCCTTAAAGCTCTCAACATACATTTCTGTATTTCTCATGTCCACCGTCTCTGTGTCAAAATAGTCCACCGACAACTTATCCTGTTTGCAATAGGCAGTCAGTGCTTTCAACCACTTTGCTGTCACGGAAAAAGAAACCGAGATATTCACTACTCCCTGACGTACAACATCCCTCTGCGTAGTTCCCGCCTCTGTTTCCCCACTACTGTCTGCTTCCACTGCCGATAATGACACATCATAAGAATCAGGCAGAGGAAGGACAGTTCCGTCAAATTTCAAATATTCAAAAAATGCCATCCTACCTTCCTCCACTTCTTAAATTCATTCTCTGCTGGGCATTCACAATTACTTCATCAAGCATTGTTCCGCCCAGATAAATCGGAATTACGATATCCCCATTCTGTCCATTCAACTGCGAAAGTGCATCCGTAATTGCAGACATAATGCCGGATAGGTTTTCCTGTGAAATAGTCGCATTGCGATTATTTTCATATTCAACTCCGACCATAGCCATCTGTGGACTGATAACCATATCCCCGGCAACACCTTCCACAGCCTTTGTAACCATTGTTTTACTCTGATCAATTCCCTTTGCCAGACCACTCATAAAATCAGGCATCCAACTCTCATAGTCGGTCAAAGGTCCTTCATCCGGAACAGAGAAATGCAAGAAAGAACGGATTGTCTCCGCCACATTTGTTACCGCATCTTTTACCGTTCCAATGCAACTCTTAATACCATTTACAATGCCCTGAATGATATCTGCTCCCCACTGGAATGCGGAAGATGCCAGATTCTTGATGAAACTGACAGCATTGTTAAATCCTGTCTTGATGCTTTCGACAATCTTCGACACTGTATTTTTAATCCCGCTCCACATGGAATTAAACGCACCGGACACCACGGACTTGATGGTGTTCAACACCGTAGTAAACACATTCTTAATCGTATTCCATACCGTTGTAATGACCGTCTTTATCGCATTCAGAACCGTAGTAATTACGGTTTTGATGGCATTGAACACGGTTGTAACAATCGTTTTATAGATATTGAAATAAGTGGTCACTATCGTACTGATCACATTTAACACCGTGGTAAATATGGTTTTGATGCCCTCCCAGATTGCAGAGAAGAAATTCTTGATTCCGTTCCAAATGGTCTGCGCCGCACTGCTGATTGCTTCCCATGCTGAAACAAAGAACTCCTTAATGGCAGTCCACACCGCAATGGCAACTTCCTTGATGCTCTCCCATAAATCAATCCAGAACTGCCTGAACTCTTCATTGGTATTCCACAGATAAATAAAAGCCGCTACCAGTGCAGTAATGGCTGCAATAATCAGGAATATCGGATTGGCAAGCATGGTTGTATTCAATGCTGCAAATGCTGTTTTTACCGTATTGATAACTCCGGCAAGTTTTGGAACAACCGTCATGATCGTACCCACAGTACCCATAATCTTACCCACAATAATGAGCACAGGCCCCACAGCCGCTACCACCATTCCTATGATGACAATGAACCTTTTTGTTCCATCACTCAGTCCGGAAAACCATGTGGTCAGTTTGGAAATAGTTTCTGCAAGTGACATCAAAAGCGGTGCCAGCACGGACATAATCGCATTTCCTAACTCAATCGCTGTATTTTTTAACTGATTGATTGCCACCTGTATGGTATAGGAATTGGTCTTTAATTTCTCAAATGCGGTATCCGTTGCACCAGTACTGTTCTGCATTTCCGCAAGAGTTCCATTAAAGGTTTCTGCACTATCTCCAAGTAAAATAAGACCTGCTTTTGCCGCCTCGGAACTTGACCACATATCACCAAAGGCAAGCCCCTGTTCCGTAGCCGCATCCCCGATGATTGCCAGACAGTCTGATAAGCTGTAACCGCTGTTCATCAACTCTGCAAAAGAACTTCCCGTCTTCTCTTTCAGGATATCGGATACCTTCGTACCAGACTTCCCAAGTTCATTCAGCATGGAGTTCATATAAGTGGTAGATTCCGCTGTGGCAACACCGTTTGCGGTCATAATGGCATAACCGGCACAAAGCTGGTCTAACTGTACCCCATAAGCATTGGCAGTCGGGATGACCTTACCCATTGCAGAAGATAATTCCGCAACCGTAGTCTTACCTAAGTTCTGTGTCTGGATAAGCATGTCAGACACGTTTGTTACCTCACTTGCCTCCATGCCATAGGCATTCAAAATGGTGGTCAGAATATCCAACGCATCTCCCGCTTCTGCAAAACCGGCTTTCGCAAGTTTGGTGGAATTGGAAACAAAATTGACCGCATCCCCTGTGGACTGCCCTGCAGAAATGGCATTGTACACGTTATCCGCAATCTCCGTGGAACTGATACCGGTCTGGTTGGACAAATCCAAGATAGCCTTTTCCAGTTCATCAATCGGAACTTCCGTGGCATCCGCAATGGTAGATACCTTTGCCATTGCATCTTCAAAATCCAGTGCCGCCTTTGTACTGGCTGTACCCGCTGCCACAATACCGGCTGATACAACGGACATCTTCTTACCCACATCCGTGACCTTATCCCCGGCAGACTTTAAAGACTCTCCCGCATTGGCAATCTTCTGTAATGCCACCGCTGACTGCTCTGCCTGTTCTTCCAAATCTTCCAGTACGTGCTCCGTGGCAATGATTTCCCTCTGGAGTGCATCATACTGGTCTTTGCTTATCGTTCCCTGTTCCAACGCGGCATTGGCCTGTTCACTGGCAGTCTTTAAAGCCTCCAGTTTTTCCTTTGTCGCCTGAACCTCTTCATTCAGTAATCTCTGCTTCTGGGATAAGAGTTCCGTATTGCCCGGATCTAATTTCAGCAGCTTCTCCACATCACGAAGCTGTGACTGGGTATTACGGATTTCACTGTTTACACCCTTCAATGCTGTTGTAAGTTTCGTGGTATCTCCACCGATTTCCACGGTAATACCCTGTATTCTGCTTGCCATTTATCCTCTCACCTCCCATTTTCAAGCACAAAAAAAGAAGCATTTCTGCTCCGTCAAATCTATCTATTCTCTAATATTCACAAGACCTTTTGTCTTCTGATCTACATCTGTTGCATATGGTGGTTTATCACAATCCACCCACTTCCCTGTTTCCGCATCTTTAACTCTCCAAGACAAATCATTATCCTTTGGTCTGGGAAGTTCTAAATCAATCAGACATTCATCCATCAATTTCTGTTTTTCTTTCCTGTCACACAGAAACAGCAGGTATCTGTACTGTTTCCCTTTAAAATGGAGAATGCCATACTTCTTCATCTGCTCCATTGTCGGTCTTACCGTAATCCGGCTATCCTTCTGTCCACCCGGCACCAGAAAAGATTTCATCTGACGGACATGTATCTTCACACCGTCTTTCATGTACATTTCCCCATCAGAATATCCGGCATAAATAAAATTAGATGCCTGATACACATATCCAACCTTACCAACCATTCCATCTGCCCAGGTAAATAATATCTTCAATTCTGGAATATTCCTGTGAATCCATTTCACAAGTTGTGATAACATCTGGGATTCACTGTTTCGTGGCATCTCTTCCGTCATACACATTCGTCCAATCTCCAGATAGTCTTTTGTATCCAGACTCGGAAAAATTCTCTGTATGGTGTGTCGTGGCCTTGTGCCCCATCCAAGCGTAACCACACCGACCAATTCCTTATCCAGAAAGAAGCCCAGAAAATATTTATTTATCTTCGGAAGAGTATTGGAATAATGATATTTCCGAATCATTCTCAGGGCATCTTCTTTTGAAATTTCTTTTATATTGAACCGATACATTTCCTCACTTCCTTGCATAATAAAAGCACCTACCATTTCTGATAGATGCTTCATCTCATTTTTATATAATTTGTAACAGCTTATTCAAGCACTTTCCAATAACCAGTCTTTTTAGAACCAACTCTTTCTACATATCCATTTTCTTTCAAAAATGTCAGATTATTTTCTACTGCCGTTTCGCTAATCCCCAGTATCTGATGCAATTCGCTGGTAGTAATATTAGGATTATCTCTCATTTCTGTTATAATTCTTTGTCTTCTTGAGTTTAATCCTTTTTTATTCCCAACTTTATCCCCAACTTTATCCCCAACTTTTTTCCCAACTTTTTTAATCTTCTGAAGTGGGATTGTTACAACGATTGAATTTTCTCTAAAAGTAAATGCTTCCTTTCCGTAAGTTTCAATAATCTTAGGCACTCCTCGACCAGATTTCTCACTGATATGCAACTGCAAAAAGATTTCTGATAGCTTTTCATTTACTGGAATTGATTCTCCCAAGAAAAATCCTTCCATAGTCTGTGCCGGTGCCAATGTTCCTCTCGATAAGATTTCAATTCTGTTTGAGAATACAGAAATCATCGGTTCATTTCCACTAATCCACAGATTGTGCAAAATAGCATTTATGATTGCTTCTCTAAAAGCCTTATTATCAAACAACGGTGTTTCCGGACGTTCCACTACGCGCTCACTTTCATCTGTCTGAATCAAATTTAATACATCTGCGTATCTTAATACCTCATCCAAAGTATAGAGCAAACAATTATTACCAAATTCTCTTACCGAAAACAAATTGGAACCTTTCGTTTCTCCTTCAAAAATTGATACTCTTAATGGAAAATGTGAATTATCTGAAAGCAACTGTGCCAACAGATTATATTCTCCATCCTTATTTCTTAACCCAAGATTCTTCTCAAAGGTTCTTTCATTTAATACGATTCCTTTTGAACCATAATATCCAAACAATTTAGAGAATGTCAGTTCCTGATATTTTGCCGGTAATGTCTCAATCGTCTCCACTCTTCCATCCAAAATCTTAAATAACTGAATCTCCCTCTTCGGGTAATCTTTCAAGTTTGCTTTAGAAGAGCCTATACGGATATATCGCTTTTCTTTAAAAGCCGTCGGAATCTCCTCTGCAGCAGGAATCACCAGAACAACAACTCTTTTACCATCAATGATTTCTTCCTCGAACGAAAAGTTGATACTTGGTGACAAATTTCTCGCCAAGAAATTTTGATATGGCTCTTTATTATGATCACAATACTGATTAAATGTCGTACCCACAATCTCATGGGTTTCATCATTTACACCCCATACAAAATATGCTTGTTGTTTATAATGAAATGCCGCTGCGTTTGACAATGCTGATATATATTCACCCAGCACTTCTGGCTGAAACCAATTTTCTTTAAATTCAAACCATTCCTGTTCATCGTCATATGCACATAAGTCTAAAACTAATTTTTCAATATTCATAAATCATCATCCTTTTCCCAACTTTTAATCCCAATGAAAACATTATAACACATTGGGAATAAAGTTGGGAATATTTTATGCATTTCACAAAAAATTATTCTCAGAACCTATCAAAATCTTCCTGTGTTGCAATCTGTGCATACTTACAATCATCATTTCTACTCTCAGCATACATATCATTGATAAGGCCTATCGATAACAGTTCTAAATCTGCCATCGACAAGCCTAATTGTACGCATCGGAGAAGGAACAATGGGGTTGTCATTTCACGGTCTGTCGGACGAAGTTTTTTTTAGCTTCCACATCAGTCTGCACATTCAGTCCCCAGAGTTCAATGAGCTGTGGAAGCACCTGATAAATAGAAAAAGTGTTGAACCCATCCAGCCACTCTTCCGGTGTATTGGGAATACTTGCATCTGCATGTTTTGCCATGACAAATGCGATATTCTCAAACATCTCCAAGGAAAACATGTCCAGATTGGAACTTTCCTCACTGTTATCTCCAATGGATTTTTCCAGTGCTTTCAGATCCTTGTAAATATCCCTCTGGAACTTCATGCGATAAATTCTCGGAATGGCAGCAGATGCCTTAAAGGACACCTGCTTACCGTCAATTTCAATCTGCTTAATCATGCTCATTATGCCACGCCTCCTTCATCCTCTTCTGCAACTACAGGCATGTACACAACCTTATACCAGTCATTGTAAACGGTTGTATCTGTGGTATTTCCTGTTTTCGCCTTCACAAGACCACTGGAAAGTGGTGTTGCCTTAATGGTAAGTGTCTCTGTCTGTACCTCTCTGGTATCCTCATTGGTCTTACCCTCGATACCCGGTCTGGATGCGGCACAATTATAAAGCACATGGCGAATGTGTCTCTGGTCGCCATCAAACTCGAACAAGAGTGCAAAGGACTCCAGTTCTACCTGTGCGTTCTCAATCAGCACACCATTGTCATCCAACTCTTCCTTCAAAATTTCTGTACGGAAATCTTCCGGAATAAGTGCAAGTTCCAGATCACCCTCATAACCCATGTTGTTATTGATAACATAGTAGGCGATACCATCCGCATAGAAATTTTCCGGTTCTCCGTTTGCATCCAGAGAAATGGACACCGAACCCGGAATGGATTTCGGATCTCCATAGGAAACCGTACCATCCTCTGCAATGCTAAGTAACGCATAGTGTGCATTTTTCAGATTATATTTTACTTTGTTATTTTTCTCTGACATCTCTATACCTCCATCTCAAATGTGTAAAGGACTTCATAGAGCTTTTCGCTCTCTATCCAAGTTTCAGATTTGTTGTAAAAGATTCCGTGTTCATCCAACACATCCTCCAACTGCTGTTCCACCGCCAAATCTTTTAAATCGGTGTACAATTCTATATGAACCTCATTTATCTTGTAATAGACCTTGCCATCCGCTGAGAAGTTATTGCTCCCAGGAAGCAGATAACAGATAAATGGCGGCTCAGGCGATTCCCCTTCTGCAAAATGATGGTATGCAAAGGAAATCTGTGTCTCATTTAAAATCTGCAATAATTCTTCCATGTTCTAACCTCTCAGTGCTCTCTCAATCTCTTCCTGCAACTGCCGGATTCCATGCTGTTCTGCCGGTGCGATATGGGCTTTCCCTTCCACTCTGCCGCCATTTCTTTTGGCATGACCATATTCCAAAAGGTGTGCAAGCTGATACCTGTTTTTAGAATGAACCACCATTGTCAGTGTCTGAGATGTCTCCCTGACCTTTTTCGCAGTCCAACTTTTTGCATACTTTCCGGTATCTTCCGGAGCATTTGCCTTAATCTCCTTACGGACTGTGGTACTTGCGTGTTTCACGGCTTCTTTCATGTCATCCGTGGCAAGTTCTGCAAATTCCGTCAGACCTTGCATGATTACATCTGCCATATCATTGATATTTACTGTAGATGCCATCCTTGCCGCCTCGCTTTCTCACATCGGAATTTCAAAGATTTCTTTTTGTAATTCATGTGGTCTACCGAAAGAATATTGTAAATCTCCCCACGAAACAGAATACGGAAACCTGTAGACACAATGTCCACAAGTTGGCTACAACATCTGACTGTAAATGTAATACTCGCCCCATCTACTGTCTGACCTGCTTCTGATTTCTCATTTCCGCCTTCCGCACCAATCGTGGCAAAACAGGAATAGTAATCTTCCCACTCATTCTTATGGTTGCCGATAGCATCAGACACCACAGCACTCTTCTGGAACAGGATTTTTTCATTCAGCAAAGATACCTTCATCAGAATCCCTCCTGTCTGCACCCAAAAAGTAACGAACGGAGTGACAAAGTCAATGCATGATGGTCTGCCTCTTCCCTGTGTTCATACAGATAGGCAACCGCATACATGACTGCAATCCTGGCACAAGGTTCTTCCTCAAAAGCATCCTCATCCGCCATTCTTGCCACGTCCATGCATAATGTCTGAGCAGATTCCATGATATTACGGAGCAAAACATCGTCATCATCAAAGTCCACACGAAGATATTTTTTCATTTCATCCAACGTAACTACCACGTTTCCACCTCCATATTAAGATGGTGCCGGACTAAGCCGACACCACCCTATCATCAGAATTAGGCACCCATCTTGAGTACCTGAACCGCTTCGGCAAGCACTAACTTACCATCCACACGTTCCTTTGCAACAAAGCCGACCATACCGTTTCCGGCAAAGAGTTCCTTAAGCTCTGCGAAAGAACGAACTCCACGGTCTCCAATGTTGTAGTAACTGAAATCGCCAAAGGCGATAACAGGCTTACCTGCAGCAATGGTAGGAACATATGCAGAAGTCATTACCTCATAGCCAAAGAGTCTGTCCGGTTCTCCAGCCTGTAAAGAAGGCTGCCATAAATACTGACCGTTTTCATCTTTCAACTTACGAAGTGCCGTAATGGTCGCATCATTCATGATGAATTTTGCTTTCTTACGGTAAGGACGCTTCAATGCATACACAAGATTGATGATTTCATCCGCTGTGATTTCTGTTGCACTTGCAGCAGTCACACCAATCTCTCCGCCACCCTCTTCTGCAAAAATACCAAGAGGTTTTCCGGTACCGTCACCATTGAGGAATGCATCCTCTTCTGCATTTGCCAGCGCTCTGGAGAACTGACGGATTAAATAATTCTCTAAGCCAAATGCATTGTCATAAAGCAACTCTTCTGTAACCTTTACAGCCACATGGAGCTTGTGGGCATCCAGATTGATCTGGTCGAATTTCGCATCACCAAAGGTTAATGCCTCGCCCTCATCAATCCATGCTGCAGCCGGCTTAGAACCCGCAATGTTAATCTTGCGTTCTCCACTGGTTGTAATGGTTGTACCAAGTCTACGGAAGATATTTTCCTCTTCCAGACCTTCAATCAATCTGGAATCGTATTCTTCCGGCACAAGATAACCACCATCCGCATCAATCCCCTCAGAAAGCACGTTTCTGATATTACGGAAATTGTTACGAATTGCATGGAGCATTGCTTCCTTATATTCATTAGAAGCACGACCAGTCTTTTTCTCCTGACCACCGGCACCATTCATAGGCTTACCGGTAAGAGGAGTATTCACAGGCTTGTTAAGCTCTGCTTCCATAGCCTCCATCTCTTCCATACGTGCAATCTCAGCAGAATAATTCTGCACCTTCTGTTCCATCTCTGCATAAGTCGCTGCATCCTCAGCGGATAACAGACCGTCCTTATCGCGTTTTGTTTCCACAAAAGCCTTAGCAGCTTCCCACGCTTTGTTTCTCTTTTCTCTCAGTTCTAAAATAGTCATAGTAGATTACCTCCAATTTTTTAATAAATTAAGCCGACTCATCAGCGAATCGGCTTTGACTTTGTTACTGTTTTCAGTTTCATTTTTCTGCTGGATTCGACACTTTTCGGCAACCTTATCCATTAAGGAATTGACCACCGCTGTTTTTGAATACAGCATGGATACCTGTGGAACTTCCATCTCATCCACAGCACCATTTCTCTGGATGACTTCATCTGCAAATCCAAGCTCAATAGCTTTGTTTGCATCCATCCATGTTTCTGCATCCATGAGAAGTGCCAGTTTTGTTCTGGACATTCCGGTTTTCAGCTCATAGGCATTGATGATGGAATCCTTCACGCTTTTCAGCATATCAATGGCTCTCTGCATCTCTCCGGAATCCCCAAATGCAATGGTCATCGGATTATGGATCATCATCATGGATACCGGAGACATCAGCACTGTATCACCGGCCATGGCAATGACCGAAGCCGCCGACGCTGCAATGCCGTCAATCTTGACTGTGACCTTGCCCTCATACTCACGGAGCATGTTGTAAATCTGGGCAGCCGCCACACAATCTCCACCGGGGGAATTGATCCAGACCGTAATGTTTCCATTCCCATCCATCAATTCTTCCTTGAACATCTGCGGTGTAACATCATCATCAAACCAGCTATCCTCTGCGATGGTGCCGTTTAGGAACAGTGTTCTCTCCACCGTTTCCGTCTGTGTCTCCTGATTCAGAACCTTGTGGTTCTTCCACTTCCAAAACTTCTTCATTCGGTTCGCTCTCCTTTCCCGCAAATATTCCTGCGTCTTTTAATTTGGTCATATTCCCGTTGATAAGGTACAGATCGCCACCTTCCTCTTCCGGAATACGGTCAAGATTTTCAAGTTCCCTGATATCATTTGCGCTCATCCAGCCGTTCTGTCTGCCAATGGCATATCCATTCATACGGCTCTGATAATCGCCACGGAGCAACCCATCCACATTGAACTTGACAAAGTATTGTGTTTTTTCGTCCGCGGAAAATAAGGAACGGACAATAGCCTGTTCCCTCCTTGCAACCCAAGGGTCTAAGGTATATTTCACGAACTCCAAAGACTGCTGCTCTATATTAGAAAAGCTCGACTTTTCCAAATCCCCGACCATATGTGGCGGAACTCGGAAAATACGAGCTATTTCATTTATCTGAAATTTTCTGGTTTCTAAAAACTGTGCCTGTTCCGGACTAATGGAAATCGGTGTGTACTTCATCCCTTCTTCCAGAACTGCCACTTTATTTGCATTGGAACTGCCACCAAATGCGGATGTCCAACTGTCTCTTACCCTCTGCGGGTCCTTCACTGTTCCCGGATGTTCCAGAATACCACCCGGTGTGGCACCATTAGCAAAGAACTTTGCACCATATTCCTCACAGGCAATGGCCATGCCAATCGCATTCTTTGCCATTGCAATCGGAGAATACCCGACCAATCCATCAAATCCAAGACCGGGAATGTGAAGCACATCCGATGGTTTCAGATTTACCATACTCCCCTTCATGGTCGGTGCATCATCCTTACTGGTGTTGTACTGATAATAAAGTTGTCCTTTATCATCCCTGTCCACCGTCATTCGGTTCGGCATCAGAGGATACAATGCAATGATTTCTCCCTTGCCATTGCGGATAATCTGGGCATAAGCATTTCCCCACAGAAGCAAATGTGTCATCAATGTTTCCCTGAATACAAAGGAAGTCATTTCCGGATTCGGTTCATCATGGAGTAAAAAATAAAGCGGATGTTTTACCGCCTTTTCCTTACCACCATCTCCGTTGTATTTGTAAACATGAAGCGGAAGACTTGCCACCGCTTCTGATAAGATACGCACACAGGAATACACCGCTGTCATCTGCATGGCAGAACGCTCATTGACGTTCTTTCCACTGGAACTGCCACCGATAAAGAATCGGTATGCACTGCCGGATGTTGCATTCTGTGGCTTATCCCTTGATTTAAAAATTCCTGATAAAATTCCCATAGCACTTCACGCTCCTTCTAAATAAATAAAATGCCACGCTCATCATAAACAGATGCTGTGACATCATTTCCACAACGGATTGCCCTGTCCAGTCCCATAATAGTTGCAATGGCACCATCAATCTTCTCCGTAGATTTCTCTTTGTCTGCTTTAATATTTCCCGCCGGATCATTACGAATATAAATGTTATCCATCATCCAACGGAGAACCGGATGACCGCTGTGGGCAAGTTTCTGTTCCAAAGTCAGTTTCATCAGTTCCTTAGTCGGCGGGCTCATATCTTTGAATCCCTGTCCGAATGGAACAACCGTAAATCCCATCCCTTCAAGGTTCTGCACCATCTGTACTGCTCCCCAACGGTCAAAGGCAATTTCACGAATGTTGAAACGCTCGCCCAATCTTTCTATGAATTTTTCAATAAATCCATAATGGACAACATTTCCTTCCGTGGTCATAAGATATCCTTGCTTCTCCCAGACATCATATGGAACATGGTCGCGTCTGACTCGCAGTTCCAATGTATCTTCCGGAATCCAGAAATAAGGCAAGATAGCAAACTTATCATCCTCATCCCTCGGAGGAAACACCAATACAAAAGCCGTGATGTCTGTGGTAGAGGATAAGTCCAAACCACCGTAACATACACGGCCTTCCAAATCGTCTTCATTTACATTGAATGCACACGCATCCCATTTTTCCATCGGCATCCATCGGACTGCCTGTTTTACCCATTGGTTCAATCTTAACTGTCTAAATGCATTTTCCTCTCCCGGATTCTGTTTTGCAGAATCACAGGCAGCCTGAACCTTATCAATGCTTACCGTAATCCCCAGAGACGGATTTGCTTTCTTCCAAACTTCCGGGTCTGTCCAGTCATCATTCTCATCTGCACCGTAAATCACAGGATAGAATGTCGGGTCTATCTTTCTCCCCTCAATAATATCCTTTGCTTTCTGGTGTGTTTCATAGCAAATACTGTTTGTATCGGTACCCGCCGTTGTGATCAGAAAGTACAGTGGCTGAGTTCTCGCATCTCCAGAACCTTTGGTCATAACATCAAACAGTTTCCTGTTTGGCTGTGTATGTAACTCATCAAACACAACCCCGTGGATATTGAAACCATGCTTAGAATAGGCTTCAGCCGACAACACTTGATAAAAGCTGTTCGTCGGCTGGTAAATAATTCTCTTCTGGGATGCCAGAATCTTCACTCTTTTATTCAGTGCCGGACACATACGCACCATGTCAGCGGCAACCTCAAATACAATGGATGCCTGCTGCCTATCTGCAGCACACCCATAAACCTCTGCTCTCTCCTCTCCATCTCCACAGGTAAGCAGAAGTGCGACTGCTGCCGCCAACTCTGATTTACCCATTTTCTTAGGAATCTCAATATATGCTGTGTTGAACTGTCTGTAACCATTTGGCTTAATCGTTCCAAACACATCCCTAATAATCTGTTCCTGCCAATCAATCAGTTCAAATGGCTTGCCCGCCCATGTCCCTTTTGTGTGACACAGGCATTCAATAAAGGAAACTGCATAATCCGCTGCTTCTTTGCTATAGGACGAACCCTCTGCCATAAATTTTGTCGGTTTATACTTTTTCAGTTTCTTCATCACATGCGCCACCCCTTACTCTTTCAACCACTGTTCGTATATCGCCGCTGCAATGTTAGCCATCATGACCGGTGGAACGCTCATCCCACACACATACTGGACAGATTCTTTTCCAAAATCATAATCCTGTGGGAATGTCTGTGTCGCAATGTAATCTGTGTCGGAATATTTCTCCCCGTCCACAAATCTCACGCTCATGCCACCGGATGTATTGGTCGGTGCAATCACATGGTCTTCCACAATCCTGTCATTGAACATTGAGCGTTTTCCACGCACACGCTCGGAAATATCAGAAAAGCATTTATCTCCCGGCTTTCTCTTCTTAATGAGACTTGCCATCATACATTCTTTCAGTGGAATGCCATGATCACTTCTGACCTCTCCGAAATGAATCGGCTTTTCTCTGAAATCCAGTACCAGCTTAGGAAGATTCAGGTCATTTCTCCTTGCAATGAAGAACACCCTTTTTCTTCTCTGTGGCACGCCCATTGTCTGGGCATCCAAAAGAAAAATCTGCACGGAATATCCGGCAGACTTAAATGCTTTGATGATTTCATTGACATATCCCTTTGCATTGCCGGCCACAAGACCTTTTACATTCTCTGCAATGATAATCTTCGGTTTCAATATTTCTGCTGTACGGATGAAATGTAAAAACAAGTCATCTAATCTCTGTTTCTTCTGCCCTTCACGGAATGTCTTTTCCGTACCCCAGCCCTTCTCTCTTGCTCCGGCATCGGAGAATACACTGCATGGAGGCGAACCATCCAGAATATCCAACTCCTTCAGTTCATCCGGATAAGTTCCCAGACGGTTGAAATCTCGGATATCCATAAGATAGGTATGCTTCGGATGATGATTCTGCTTATAAATTGCTTCCATATCTTCATCAATCTCACAGTTTCCAACCACAGTGTAGCCGGCAAGTTTATATCCCATTGTGGAACCGCCACCACAGGAGAAGCAGCTAAATACCTTTTTTCCATTCTTCTCCACATCTTTCAGGTCAGATAATCTCCATTTCCACGGGAAGCGGTGTTTAGTTGTATTTGAATCCGCATCTCGGACATTCGTGTTCAAACTCTTCATCCCCAAACTCCTCTTCGTCATACTCTTTATTTTCCACCTGTTTCTCGACCTGTGAATGCTCCTCATGGACTGCAAATAAATCCGTGATTTCATAATCCTCAAAACCAGTCAGGGAAACATCAAAATCCTCTCCCTGTAAATCTGCAATCTCAATCCTTAACAGTTCTTCATCCCATCCTGCATTCTGACTAATTTTGTTATCTGCCAGTATATACGCACGCTTCTGTGCTTCAGTCAAATATTCTTCCTGAATGCATGGAATCTTTTCAAGCCCCAGTTTCTGAGCAGCATAGTATCTTCCATGTCCACACAGGATGGTGTTATCCTTTGAAATAATGACCGGCGATAAGAAACCGAACTCCTTAATGCTTGCCGCAATCTGAGCAATCTGCACTTCGGAATGCGTTCTGGCATTTCTCGCATAAGGAATCAGCTTATCGACTTCCATCAGAAAATATTTTGTTTCTCCCATTTTGTTCCTACCTCCTATGATCCGTTCCTTGTCCTGAGCAGTCGTTCCATCACATCATCCTGTGGTGTTGCCCCTTGCCATTCCACGGAACAGTTTTCTTTTACAATCTGGTAAATCTGATACCAGACCTGATTGACCTGCTTCATGTACTGCTGCGACATGGCAACATACGGAGAAGCAATGGCATTGCCGGTTGTCGGATGCTTTGCAAGGAATCCATATTCTGAAATACATTCCTCACACTGAATCCAACGGGATACCGACATGGCATACTGTTCCACCAACTGGGTACTTACCAGTCTGTCACATCCCCTTGCTTTGAGCCATTTCCATGTCTCTTCAAACACTTCTGCTGCACACAGGTCTTTCCCACTTTTCTGTTTTGTTTTCAAATAGTCTTTTACCGGAGGCACATCAACGCCTTCCATTGTCGGAGTCTCCGGCAGTTCAATGATCGTGGCACTGATGCCCTCATTGATTTTCTCTGTCAGTGCTTTGGGCTTTCTGCCCGCTCCGGCTCTGGCACCGCCTCTTCGTGTACCGTCTTTGGCCATGTCCCTCACCTACTTCCGTTTGATTTCTTTGATTTCCTTTGAAATCGTTTGATATACCCTGTTTGAAATCCCATTTTTGTGCGTGATACCCCCGCCTCGTTCCCCTATAGGCGAACCTGTAGAGATTTTGATACCCCTACCCCTGTGCAACTTCTTACACCTCAGTAGGTGTACTCACGGTTGGTATTGAATCTGTCTCCACGCTCTGCATGAATCCTTGAGTGACACGACTTGCACAGTGCAATCAGATTATCTCTTTCATGTGTACCACCTTCACTCAATGGTTTCTTATGATGGACTTCCTCAGTCTCCACTAAGATTTCCTTCTCATAACAGACCTCGCAGAACGGATGCAACGAAACATATTTGTCACGAATCCTCTTCCATGCTCTGCCATATCTTCTTTTGCTGTCCTTTTTGCGTTCGTACTTCTCATAGTTCTGGTTGGCAAGTTTCTCATGTTCCTCACAGAATCTACCATCAGTCAGATTCGGACAACCGGGATGAGAACAGGGACGCTTTGGTTTTCTCGGCATATGTTCCACCTCTTTTTCTCCATGAAAAAAGCCACTGCAAATTTCTCTGCAATGGCTCTCTGTCATTTTGTTTCTTTCGTCAGTATAACAATATCATAAATAAGAACTCTCATTCTATCACATTAACTCTCATCTTCCAGAAATTTTGCAATTTCTTTTACTGCTATATCATGGATGCGGAATGTGTGTTGGATACTGTAATCCAGATCTACTGCAATCTGCTCCCACGGACGGAAACACAAATATCTCTGTTCCAATATAAGCTGCTGGTCCCTGTTGCTCAGACGCTTGATAAGTCTGGTAATATCCGTTTTAATCTCCACCAGTCTGTGGATGTCGGAATAAATTTCATCTTCCAGTTCCACCATCTTCACAATGGCATCTTCCATCTTGTGAATGTTCCTGTTCGGACTTCCCGGCATATCGGACATCAGGGTTGTCGCTTTTATTGCCAGCTCATGCAAAGAAGCAACCTGTTCCAATTTGCTGTTGATACTCCTGTCAATATTCAATGCCTGACTCAAATATTCTTTTGCGTTCATAAGTACCTCCGACTGAAAATTTGTTTCCCTCGGATTGACTCTGATTGTCATATTGCTTTTCTCAGTTTGGCTATTAAATACTCTCCATCCACGGAGGTCAGAACCTGATACCAACCGGAACGGAAAAATCGTTCACATTCCCTGATATCATGCTCTGCTGATGCACTCCCCGGATTTCGTTTCTTTTTCCTAAGACTTGTCATATAATCTTTGGATGCCTGTATGATGATTGCATTGGCAAGTCTTTCATATGGATTTTCTGGCAGATTCTTAGTTGCCATATCCTCTCACCTCTGCTTTCACTGCATCTATCAATGCGGACTGGGTATTGTCTTTCTGCTCCAGTGCTTTCAGGATTCTTTCATCAATGGTACCCGCAGTCACAATATGCTGAATGACCACCGTATTCTCTGTCTGTCCCTGTCTCCAAAGTCTGGCTACTGTCTGCTGATACAGTTCCAAACTCCATGTAAGCCCGAACCATACCATTGTGGAACCACCGCTTTGGAGATTTAATCCATGACCTGCAGAAGCTGGATGGATAAGACCAACCTGTAACTCTTTGGCATTCCATTTACAGATACTCTCATCAGAATCCAGTTTCTGATAAATCACATTCAGCTTCCTAAGCCTTTCCGTAATTCTGGTCAAATCATGCTTGAACCAATATGCTACCAGAACCGATTTCCCGTTTGCCGCTTCAATAATGTCTTCCAATGCATCCAGTTTCCTGTCATGAATCTGCATTACGGACAGATCATCAGAATACACAGCCCCATTTGCCATCTGGGATAACTTACCGGAAAGAGAAGCCGCATTTGCCGCTGTAATCTCCCCATCCTCAATCTCCAGAACCAAATCTTTCTTAAATTCCTCATATTTCTGTTTTTCCTTATCATCCATCTGCACCTCATATCTGGAAGATATAAGTTCCGGCATTTTCAGATAATCCGTTGCCTTCATGGAAATGGTGATGTCAGAAATACGGTTATAAATCATGCTCTCTGCTCCTGGGATTGGTTTGTAGCTGTACACGATTGGGCCATTCATTTTATCCGGTCTGAAAAAGTTGGCTCTGTAAGCTCCAATGAATCTTCCAAGTCGTTCTCCCATATCAAGCAGTTTGAACTCTGCAAATAAATCCATCAGACCATTGCTGGAAGGTGTACCGGTCAGGCCAACGATCCTTTTCACTTTCGGTCTGACCTTCATGAATGCCCGGAATCTCTTTGCCTCATGGTTCTTAAAAGATGACAGCTCATCCACAACCACCATGTCATAATCAAATTTCTTTCCACTCTTTTCCACAAGCCACTGTACATTCTCTCGGTTGATGATATAAATATCTGCCTTTTTCTCCAGTGCTGACATTCTCTCTTTTTCGGTACCAACCACTATGGAATACTGCAAATCCTGTAGATGCTCCCATTTCCTAATTTCCGATGACCAGGTATTTCTTGCTACCCTTAGCGGTGCAACCACTAAAATCCTGTGAACATCAAAACTGTCAAACAGTAAATCATTCAGGGCAGTCAGTGTGATGCTCGTCTTACCAAGTCCCATATCAAGGAAGACTGCTGCAATGGGATTCTTCTTGATGTAGTCAATCACAAATCTCTGATACTCATGCGGACTGTATCTCATCAATCATCCCCCCAATCTGCTCCTCTCTATCCAATACAAATACTAAAAATCCAAGTTTCCTTAAAATCCTGTGCCTTGCTGTCTGTAATGGCCTCGGCTGTTCTCCCGGTCTTTTCACTTCCACGAATCCAATCTTCCCATGTGGAAGCAGCACCACCCTATCTGGCATTCCATCAAATCCGGGAGAAACAAACTTCGGACATATTCCACCACGGCTTTTTACAACCGATACCAATTTTCTTTCAATCTCACGTTCTCTCATGCCATTCCTCCATCAAATTTATTAGGGGTGGTGGTCTGGGACAGTCATTTCTTAAAACCCTCTTATAGCATTTTTTTACTAAAAAACTCTCTATAAGAAACTTCTTACTAAGACCTTAACTGACCACCACCCTTTTAGGATTTAGTCCAGAAAATCCTCTTCCTCTTTCAGTCTTACGCCCTTAATGAACACGCCTTTTTTGGTCTTCTTTCTGGTAAGTCCGATAGAATCAATGGCAGAATAAAAATCTGTGGTACTTCTTGCATACTCTCCACATCTTGTGCAATAGGCACGATATGATGTTGTATCATTTTAGTTGACACCTTATACACAAGGATTTGATGTATAATCAAAGAGAAATAAGGAGGCAA